GTTGACATATTTCCCAACGCTTTGAATGCGTTCATCACACCACCTTTGATGTTCTTTGCGATTGCACCAAATTGTTGTTGAACCTTTCCAAGACCTTCAAGACCTTCAGCCAATGCCATTGCACCTTGCAATTTGACCATTGTCTTTTCAAGTTCTTCCGACTGATTGCCGAACAAAGCCATTGCCCCTTGTGCTGCTTGGAATCCACGAGCAACGCCCTGAACAACTGTGTTGATTTGTGCGAACTTGTCTGGGTTAACCGCTGCCACACGGTCATTGAAATCCTCCATTCGGTCACGGGCTGCCGCAAGTGCCTTCTCCGCTTTTATTGCTTCGGGTGAGAACTCCCCAAAATCCATCACCGCCTTTTGTGCTGCAATGGTCAGTTCTCTGATCTCTGCCTTCATTGATTTGAAGTCAGGTTTGTTGACGGTTAAGTCAATCGCTGCTGTTAGTGCCATTATTTTTCTCCCATTAAAAAGTAATCAATCCCATCGGTCACAATCTCGTGTGCTGCCCATTGGTTTGTCATTGTATGTGTATCTCCTCCGTCAATCTTTGCTGTTCCAGTTGTGTCTATTGTGACTTGTTGACCGCTTGTGATTTTTTTCACCGCAAAGTATTTACCAGCAAGACCAGTTGGATCAGGCAATGTCAATGTGATTTGTCCGGCAGTTGTATCCAATAAGAATAAATAGTCATCCTTGGTTGCTGTGCAATTTGTCGTTACTGTCTTGACCGCACCACCACTCAAAAATGATGGATACATCTCGTAGTTGCCAATATAGAGTGTATTGGATTTGAGAACGCTGAAGTCATCACAAACCAACGCAACAGAGTTATCCACTCCATCTGCATAGTTGATGTCGGTTGAACCAAATCCGCTGTTGTTGATTCCGTTTCCGCTGATGTTGTCACCCACAAAGATTCCACTTCCTTCGGTTGTTCCAACTCCAACACCACTGATGCCGGGTTTGATTGGGAATTTACCACCGGGATACACATCCCCATAAATGTCCGTATGAGCTCCTTGTGCAGTTCCAGCACCCATTCTTTTGACAGTGATTGTTGCTGGTGGTATGAATTGAGCCAACAAGAATTCACACAAGTAAACACCTTCATTGGTTGGGTTGTAGTTTTCAACCTTGTTCAATCTCCAGTATTGCCCTTCAAAGAAATACAGATTTTTAAATTGTATGTTATACCAATCGGATGGGGTGATGCGGAAATATGCACGAACTATTTTGGAGTTCTTGTTGGTGATCTCTTGGATGAATCTGTAATAGTAAGTATTGACAAGGTTCGCATTGGTGTAATTATACCCAGCACCTATACCAACTTCTCTCGGCATTCCAAACAAAAGGTCAATTGTAGGTGATGAAAGTGAATCGTAATGGATTGTCAATGGAATTGATGTCTTGACTTGCGATGTTTGAATGGAGATTGTACCCATAAACGAGATGATATATCTACAACTTACACCACTCACCAATCCACCATAGTACAAAACCCTCAAATCACCGTCATCCTTGCCTTCAACAGATGACAAAACAAGGTTCTTTTGTCCGATGTCGTAGTTCTTTATTTGCGTAGGTACAAAAACAATGTCGATTTTCTTCTCACTTTTGACAAAATCATTGTCCACCTGATAGGTTCTTTGTCCGTAGGTGGTTTGATAGTTCTCTTGATAGTTGACATTTCCGTCATCCTTTCCTTGTTTGTAACTGAACACATAAGGATTTGCATCCAATTCGCCCATTGGAACAATTTCCACAGGTTGTGAATAATCTAATTTATCTGTCCAATCTAATTGACTGCCATTGTAGAACTCATCACGAGGAACACAACGCAGAATCTTTGGTTGATCTTTGTCCGGTTCAATGTACAAGTTGAACATCTTGACAAACGACATCAGCAATTCGCTTTGCTTGACCTCGGTGTTGAAGAAGATTCCGAAATCTACGGTTTCCCCATACTGGAAGGTATAAGCGGTGATGTCATTTTCAACCGTTGAATTCACATTGAGATTCATTGTGAAATCCGCATTGGTCAATGTGTACTTATCTGCCCAGTCATATACTTGGGTTAATTTGAAAGTGACAACATCAGTTGTGGAAAGAGCCACATTCGTGAATCCGTACTCCAACAAAGGTGGCATTGCCATAGGATCAACCGAGATATAGTTGGTTGACCTTAAAACTCCGTTCACATACATCCCAATGTTGATGTCTATCTCCGCTTGTAAAACTGGGCGGTATGACGGATCAAGGGTTAAGTTAATATCCAATCCCAAGAAGAAGGAATAAGTTCCACCAACTGGAACAGTATAAGCCCCTGTTGTAGGGTTGTAGTTCCCACCATTGTCAAAAGCCCCACCGCTGGTGTCGTTGTTGAATATCAAGGTAGTTCCCAAAGTCAATGCCTGACTTGTTGTCAATCGACTTGCCAAAAACAATCGGTTTGTCAACTGCGTAGATGACGCAATCAACCCGTTTGGTGGTGGGATGATCAACCTTTTGAATCGGTCAGTATTGAAAAAAGAATCGTTGGTGTATGAATACCCAGCACCAGTGAAGATTTTGTCAATGATGGTCTTTGCGTAAAGACAAGGTGTGAGTTCGTTATACTGCCAATATGCAATGTTTCTTGTATGCCCTTTGTCTATCATTGCGTAGACATAGCCATCACCATATGCAAACGATTGTGAGCTTCCATTCTTTATGATGCTTGTGTCCCACGAATTGAAGATGTTTCCTGAAGACAAGGAGTGATTGTACTCCGAGAAATCCAACGCATTTAGTTTGCGTTCTGCAATGGTTGTAAATAGATCAGCAGTTTGTCCGTGAATACTGCATTCATAAACGATTGCCGTGCTATCTGTGACATTAATTTGAATCAATCGGATGAATCCCCTCAACTGCTCTATCTCATCCAATAGAACGACTGCTGATGCTTTCTTGTTTGGGTTGAAATCAGGTGCAAATTGTGTGGATGTGCGAACCGTATGTTCAACCTCGAAGATGTGCGAGAATAGTTTGTTGTTTTGTGCCGTGCCGGGGATGGTGATTGTCTTTGTCCATTCCGAAGATCGTGATTGTGGTTCACGGATGTCGGCAATTGCCTTGTTGATTGAGATGTCAAAATCAGCAGACAAATCAACTGGCGTGTTGTTGACCAATAGCCTGATCATATGCGTTGCGATTTGTCAGCGAATGAAAGAGTGATGTCAAGTTCTAAGTTAAACATCCTATCTTGTACCGTCTTTTTCTGCTCGTAGTTGGCGTTATCAATGTTGACCGCATACAAAGTGCCGTCATACATATAGACTACCGGTGATTCAATCAGGTCTTTCAACCAAACAGATTCCGTATCGTTTATCCAGTTGCTGAATAGTTTGATTTTTTGGCTTGTCTCTGTGTGATAATTGGTGCGAGTTCTTGCAGATGTTTGATATCCGTAACTTGCACCGAGTGTGTATGGGTTCTGTTGGAATTGCTTCCGTGTGACTTCAAAGTTGTCTCTTCTCACCATATTAAAACGGAAGGATTCAAAACCTCCCAAACGGTTCATAAAGAAAATGTCAGTTGTTTCGTACTTACTGCATTCATCTTTTATGTTGAATCTGTATGTTTCGGATTTGGAAACACCACCCGCCTTCAATACCACATCAAAATAGGTTGCCCCACCGGGGATTGTCAATTGACTGCCCACGGGAATTCTCACGACCTTTGAAGATGGCAAAGTGAATGTTTGTGTGGAAGCATCGGAGTAAGTAATCAAAACGCTTGTGGCATCTCCCTTCAAACAATACAACCAATCCTTTTGCGTTCTGTGGATGGTTCGTGTTCTCACATTGGTCAAGAACTTTGCGGATGTGGATGTGGCGAGATATTGCCCTTCAGCATAAGTCACCAAATCAAATGGATTCAATGATGCGTTCCAAACCGTTCCAGTTGCGGAAGTCAAGTCAAGGTATTCGGTGATTGTTCCCGTTGCTGATGGTGAGTACTCATAGCCAAACTCCACCTCGTAATCCGTGAATGAGTTTACGCATCCGCTTGGTGATGAATCTGTGAACTCCCAATTGTTGCTGACATAAGATTCCAAAATTCGCCCGATGTTGAAAACCCCTTTGTTTGTACTTCCATAGTATATGGGTGCTTTGAGTTTAGCAACGGTAGTTGATGCGACCTTTACATCTGCAATGAACTTGAAATTGTCCTTTGTGTAGATACCTCCTGAAGATTCAGTGATCACGAAGTTCGTGTCGTTGAATGCTGGATGATAACTGTTGGGTTGTTGAGTGATAGATAATGCCACACACAAAAATAGCACTCGTTGGAATGCGTTCCAAATGTGTCTTATACTACGCAAATATGTGCAATATGTGCATTTTATAACACATTAAACCCGAATCCATATACTAACGACTGATATATGCGACATTCTCACATTTGCCAGTAATCCTATAAATTGGCAATAATTTGAAATACTGCCGTAACAAATTTGCACTATTATTTGTTACAACATCTCGTGCAGACAAGCCACAACATACGCATTGAATCCTTTTGTCGCTGCTTGTTCTATTCGCTTCTGTCTCTCCTTTGTTTTCTGCTTGTAGAATGCAATGGTGTTCAGGAACTCAATCAACGGCATTGTGAGAATCGCATCCCACTTTGTACGGTCTCCTTTGACAATTCTGTCAACCAACTCCAGCCAACCTATCGGACTTGCGTTATCTCCTTGTTCAACTTGTCCATCTCCTTGATCAAATAAGATTGGATAGTTTTCAATAACTCCGGATAAACTGCCGAAAAAAAAAGCGAGTAAGAATAGGGCAACGGAACTTCCATTGACAAAAACAAATTGCACTTGTCCTGGTAGTGTGCTTGTGCATCTTTGACGGTCTTTGACTTGCCAAAGAAATCAACCTCGTATGCAAGTAAAGCCATTATCTTGTGAAGGCTTTCAATCGTATCTCCGTTGAACACTTGCTGAAGTTCAATGAAGTGATGTCCGCAAATCTCATTGGGTGTTTTTGCCAACCGGAAATATCTGCCTTTATGCTTGAACATAAATTGCACAGGTCTGTTTGGAAGCTCATTCAAGAACTCCAACTTTTTAAACTCTCTTGTCAGGTCATCAATCGGCATTGATTCTACCTTGTCCATTGTCCAATTATTCACGATGGCAAGTATGTTCATTGTCCGTTCAATGTTGGACATATCACGACAAGAGTGAATCTCTTGTAGTTGGTGGATGGTTATGTTGTTCCAGTTCATATTAGGCGAAATAAAAAGTTCCCGGTCTGTTGTGTTTCTTACAGTCAACTGCCAAAGCCAAAGCCATCACGCAGTCATCGTGCAACCCTTGTGGTGCGGTATACCTCACACCCGTTCTTGTGTACTCAAATTCAAAGTTCTCCATCTCACTTCCGATGGGTTCTTCAGGGAAATACACCTCCCTATTTTGTACGCTGATGACCAACCCTTCAATCAGTTGTTGTTTGCTCTGTGATGTGAACTTGAACCCTTTTATTCGGGGATGGCTTCGTTGTAATTGCTCAACGATAGGATCCCCAACACCGGTTGAATCCACGAATGCTGGAATCACACCAATTAATGTCGTAATCTTTGCCAATGTTTGCGACCAATCCGCTTGGAATCGGTCTACATATGATACGCAATTATTCGCATCGATACCAATTATAACCGTATAATCCGAATACTTTGCCAAATCCACACCCCAAGCGACAACACTTTTGTTGGTTACTGGCTTATAGCAACTACGGATCGCATCAATTCCAAATGGGTTTGTCTTGTCATCGGCTGGTTCTGCCAAATACAACTCGTTAAATACGTGAAGTGGGAGATCTCGTTTGGCTTGTTCAACCTCTTCAAGTTTGAGAATCCCTTCCTTGACCGCATCGTATGCCGTTATCTTGAAATACCGGTAGTCACTTTCTCCGCTTCTCGCCCTCTCGCCCAACTTGTAAAACCAATTCTTCTTTCCTTTGACATTCCCAATCAGTTTGCACTTGCCTTGTGTCGCAGTTAGGGTTGAACGCATCGCATACCAACTCTCCTCTCTCATACGAGATGCCTCATCAATCACCGCTGCGTACACATCATCCCCATACAAGTTATCCGGCTTCTCACCTGATTTGAATTCTATCCTTGCACCTGTGGGAAGGGTAAGCAAAAGTTTGGTTTCGTTGCTGATGAAAAAGTTCTTGTCCGTGACTTGTGACTTCATCCTTCGGAATGCTATCTCCGCTTGTTGGTAAACTGGAGCAACCCACCAAACGGATTGGTTGTCCTTGCACTTCAACGCTTGTTCAAATAACCATATGATGTGAGATGCCGTTTTACCCGTCTTTGTACTCGCAGCAGTAATGGTAAAACGAGCATCACAATCAAGGATGTCTTTTTGGTAACTCGTGACATATGGTCTTTGATAGGTTATTTGCATAAACTTTGGTAAACACTCAATCGTGTTAGGTTGTGCAGTTCAAGGTTGTGGTATGTCTCACAATAGATGCGATTTGATTCGCCCATTGATTGTCTCACAGAATGACCAGCATCAATCAGTTTTTGAATGGATGCCTTCCAGTTGTTTTGTGTTGCGAAGATCACGCCATCGTTTGCCGTGTGGTATAAGTATGGGTAAACCGATGAACAGATGATAGGGATAGAATAGGCAGCGGCTTCCACAATCTTCAACTCCGATTTACAGTTGTTAAAGTTGTTGTCTACCAATGGTGCAAGTACGAAATCAAAGTGCTTGTAGACCTCACCGTATTCAAATACGGAAGTGCCTTGAACGATGTTGGCTTTGGGAATCAGTTTGACAATGTTGTTCCAATGATCACTCGGAGTGTATCCGCAAATGTAGAAATCCACATCCATTGAATTGATGTCATCAGCAATGAGCTTCAAATCCTCCTCGTGTGTGATTCCACCAACCCATCCTATTTTAACTCTCTCGTTCTTCTCCTTTGGTTGCTTCCATTGGTTGTGAGATGTATCCAAACAGTTTGGCACTATGTAGACATTGTCATTGATTGCCCTCACCTGATTCGCCAACTTTGGTGTTGTGCAGAATACCGCATCCGCATAATTGATGGCATCCTTGATGCAATTCTTAATTCCTTTGCGATACGCCCAATATGCTGGGTTGTATTTTGGCAGTACCCAATAATCATCCACATCTATCACATAAGGCTTCCCGGCATCCGTGATGCGTTTTAAGACATCGTACTGGTTCTTCCCAAGCCATCGTGAGAAAACAATTACATCGTATGGTGCAAGGTCAACCGTCATCCATTCCGCTTGTGATTGGCAGACATCAACCTCCGCTTCTCCGTTTATTTGCATTCTCAAATGTGGTGCGTAGATGCGATGGTAAACCACACCATTGATTCCGTCTGTTAGTATTAAAAGTTTCATAGGGTATTAAGTAAGTAATTAAAGCCTTGATTCGTTACATAGTCAAACCCATTGTTGACAGGGATAACATTTGGCGATTGTACGCATACCTCAAGCAATCGTTTAACCTTCATCTGCTCTGCGATTGCGTAGGTGCTTGACTGATTCCCAATGAAAGCCTTGCAACTGCCGACAATGGTTGCCAACATCAAAGCATCCTGACATTTCAATAGTTCACAATCCAACTGCCATCTCTCGGTGAATGCGATGTATTCGGATTCGTATCCAAAGAAAACGCACTTGTGTTCCTTAAGTGGGAAATAGTTAATATCGTGATTGCGATAACGAGCAGAGAAGTTCAAAAGAATCTTGTCAGCAAAGTATGTGATAGGTTCACTCGCTTCAATGCAAGGTTCGTGAAGGTCTGTAATCAATTCGGGATAGACAAGAAAGTGATTCCGTCTTAAATCACCAGCAGACAGATTCAATCCGTGATGCCTGAACTTATCGAAGTCATAACCCATATCGATGTGCGAGTGCATCTCAACCTTTCTAATGTACGATTGATGCTCAAGTAATGGTTTGATGTATTCGTATGAGTTCAAGTTCATACAATACCCTCCGCTTGGATGACCTGGTACACCATTCTGCTCACGGAATCCGATGTGGAAATCTACAGCACCGTGTAACTCTGCAACTCGCTTGGTTGCCGTGAGTGAATAGATCAAATCACCAAGATGTCCGGATTGGATTACTCTCATAGTTCTTGAAGTATTTCTTTGACCTCCAAATAGAACATCAACTCATTGCGATTCTCCCAAGTTTTATGAGACAACGCCTCAATGATTTGTTCAACTGCAACCAATGAGCAATCCTTCACCGTCAACGAGTTGTTGAACGATTCTTTGATTTCTTGTGCTTTGTCTTGTGATGTCATTCGTTCGGAGTTACTGGGATAGGCATCCAATATGCCACATCAATAATTGCATTGCTGTACTCATCAACCCAAAGGTCATCGAAGTACCTTGCCAAAGTTATTCTCGCATCCGTAGTGTAAACCACTTGGATGTCTTCATCTTGTGGTGGGAGTTTATCGTCACCTCTCCAACTTGCTCTCATCTAAATTCAAAGTTATTGTGAAATTTTTACTTTCTATCGTTTGGTCAATTGTTTCTTTTGGTTTGCCTTGTGATCGTGTTAACAACATCTCCAAGTTAAACAGGGAGTTCTTGTCGTGACCTTTCAGCAATGCACCGGCAATCGTTCTTTCCATAATCGTGTATTCGTCCCCTCTGTCTATCTTCTCCAGTTCCTTTCGCCCAAGCGACAACATAGACAACATCGTATCTTCAACTTGAGATTTGGTGTATCCAATCTCCTTCATTTGTGTGATGAGTTTCTTTGGTCTGCCGTGCGGATTTAGGACTTCTCCTTTCTCCGGTCTTGTCAAACTTCCTCCGTGTGGTTGCTTTTCTTGTGTTGCCATATTCCCGAATTTACACCGAATTTTTTCCCGAACTTAATTTTTGCAAGTGAAGTGATTTCAACCACTCCTTGTATTGTTTCTTGTCACCATATTTGATGTGACATTCTCTGCACAATGCTTGTAAATTCTCAATCACATCCTTTGTCTTTGTCCCTCCCATTTGTCTGGGTTCAATGTGATGGATGTCCACGGCAGTTTTGCCACACACCTCACAAGGGATGAAGTCACTTATGTCATAACCGAAATGATTGAGATAATGCATTGTGTGTTTCTTCATATTTCAAGATTGTACTCATTCAGCAATTGGTGAAGTTTGTCTCTTGTTTCTTGCAATGCTTTGTATGTGTCTTCGCTTTGCGTGTCAGGTGCATACTTTGTCAATGCTCTTAGGTGCTGATCTAAATCGTGAGCAACCAACGAAAACTTGTATCCGTTAACCGCCATATTAAACTCTTCTCTTTCCTCGTCAAGGTTAAATTCAAGGATTGCTTTCATTCTTTCTTCTCCTCTTTGGTTTCTGCTCATCATCGGCAAGTTGTGCTTTGGTGATGGCTTCTTGTTGTTGGTTTGCCCAAATCAAAAGTGAATGCAAGGCTTCGGTTATACAGGTACTGCAATTCGGCAAGTTCCTTCCGAAGATTTCACGGTGAACATTGTTCAGGATTGCCCCTTGTTCTGGTGTTGGGTTGAACACTTGTGTTTTCTTCCAGTTGTCGTACAACGGTTGTAGTGATAGTATGAATTCAATGTTGCTCATAAGTTTTCAATTTCGTGTTTTACTTTTTGCCAAAAATAGATTTCACCATTACTTAAAAGAAATGTTGAATTGCATAACAACTCATCGCACATAATCAATGCACATTGAATTCCTTCGTTTCTCTGTTGCAATCCAACCACGGTGAATTTGTCAACCAATTCTTTTGCTTTGTCTTGTGGTGTCATAGTTTTGTTTCTAATAGTGCGACAATCACAGTTGCGATGGATGCATAAAGTATCCCCACCCAACCATAGGTGTACAAGAAAAAGGACAAGCCCAACCACCACGACAAGCAGAAAGCACAGTCAAGGGGTTTCATTCGCTTCCATTTAGAATAGTCACTACCGTATAGATAGCGTTTTAATAGATCGGCTGGTTTGCCAAAGTTTACGATGATGATTGCTAAACAAGCAATCCCAATTATTTCTGTGTGCATCGGTCTTTCATTAGTTTAATTACTCTCAACACTTCACGAACGGAGATGTCTGTCTTTCTATGGATTGCCCTTGCAGACATTCCTGAACACCATAGTTTGAAAAGTTCTCGTTCATAGAAATATGCTGATTCTGTTACTTGGTTTATTTTGTTGATTCTTTCAAGTTCGATTCCTTCGGCTTGTTCCCTCTCATCCAGTAAGTCAATCTCTTCAGCGAAGTCAAGCTCGTACACATCGTGTTGATCATATATTCTTGATTCGCCAAAGGGATGTCGGTTGCCGTTGATACAAAGGTAGAGAAGACGGATTGACCAGAATTGGATGTATCCGTCTCTGTATATTTTTTCGATTTGCTCATCAGGTTTCTCAAGGATAGTCAAAAAGTAAAACTGATACAACTCCCTTGCCAACTCATTGTTTTTTGCAATGTTCTTGGTTGCTTTCTTCAGCCAATCGGCTTTGGACAACTCCAATATGATGTCGGCTTTATTCAATTTTTCTTTTCAATAATGCAAATATAACCATCTTTTTCGTATTTTTTTTGACATCTTATCACTTGATCCTCATCATACAAGATGTGAATCGATGACGAGAGACCTTTGGTGCAAGTAATCACCCAATAACTGAACGGATGTTTCATAGGTTTGTCGTGTGGTTCTGTCGTGTGTAACTAAATTATCAAAGACATTGATTGCATTCATCACGCTGGAATGGTCTCTGTTGAGTATATAGCCAATTGAACTAAATGTCATCTTCAAATGCTTACGGCAAAGGAAGGAGAACATATGACGGGCATACACCACGGATTGTTTTCTCAAGGATGAAATAACAAGATCAGGTGTCACATCGTATGCTTGGCAACAAACCCTCATTGCATCTGTCCAATCAGCATCAATGGTCTTCAAATCGCACTTGGGGTTGATGATTTCTTGTTTCAATCGTTTCAACTCCTTGTCGTGCTTTACGGTTATGTCTGCAATCTGTAGACGCAATCTGCGAATTTCTTGCTTAAGGTTGTGTACTTCTTGATAGTGGCTGATCATTAGAATGTGATTTTGCATTTGTTACACTTGTGCTTGTTTACGGTCTTGAGCAATTTTACCTTGCCGATGGTGTTGCACTGGGGACATTTGGGATGGTCTGCGATTACGATTGAATCATAAACCGATTGCCAATACTCGTGACCTTGTGGCGTTTTATCCCATTTGAACGCATCTAAGAGCATATCTTTCATATTGTAGTATGATTGTACCCTTTTGTCCTTTTCAACGAGTTGTATGAACTCTTTGTACATTGGCAACCCTTTTGCTTTAGTTCCGAGTTGTTCGTCTCTGCGTCTGTCAATTATTCTCATAACAACTTTTCATTGCCTTCGCCTAACCGAATGAATCCTGAATCCTTCGTTGATCCAGTTGCTTTGATGAAATCAATTTCAATCTTTGCTGAATTGATAATTACTTGTCCAACATCTGCCATTGCTTTTGCAGTTGCGATGTCAATGTCGCCATCCTTCAGGCGTTCCAGTGTTTCAAAAAGGTGATCACGGAGATCATTGATTTTATTTCGTGCCATTTTTTTCTATTTGATTAATTTTTCGTGTGATTGATTTTTTAATATGTACTACTTCTTTTAATTCTTGTGGTAGATTTTGGATGTGATTTCTGCGGATGTGTTCCACTCGGTCAATGATTTCCAAGTTTTCAATACAAATGTTGTTCTTGTTTCGGTCTTTGAATACCACAAACATTCCTTTTGGTATATCTCCATGATGTTGTTTCCAAATTAGTTTATGTACAAATTCAAATCCTTTCTCAACTCTTTCTACCAGGTACCCATCACGATATGAACGGAAGCCAATCGGCTTCGTGTTGTGTGGTGTTTGTCCTTTTTTAAATTGTGTTTCTTTCCCCCCAATTTGCAAACCTTTCATTCCTTTGTTCCATGACTTCATGCCTTTTTTAAATTGGGTGTGTTCGTAGCCTTTGTAATTTTGTTTGTAGTAGGTCATCAACCATTCCTGGTCTTTGTTTAACCCAATTCTTTTTGCACGGTTGTAAATGCGTTTAATACTACACCCAAAATGCGTTGCCAAATCTTTTGACAATGTAGTTGGATACAATTTTACAAGCTCTTCCGTTTCCTCTTTACTCCATTGCTTTGTCATATGCGTTCCTTGTACATTGTTCGTGATCCAATGAAGGTGGTTTCAATTGTGAAACATTCTCCGTGCCTGTTCTTTGCGATTATGAGTTCAGCATCCTCCGATTCATTGCGTTCCTTTGAATAGTAATCAGGTCTAAATGGAAACATCACAACATCTGCATCTTGTTCAATGCTTCCACTCTCCCGAATGTCGGATAGCATCGGTCTTTTATCTGCTCTTTCCTCACATTTCCTTGAAAGTTGTGCCAAAACAATCACGGTGATTTGCAATTCCTTTGCCAATAACTTTAGGTTTCGTGATATCTCTGCGATTTCTTGCTCTCTGTTTTGCTTCGTTCCTTTTATCAACTGGATGTAATCAATGATAAGCAATTCCAATCCGTGTTTTGCCTTGTGGATTTTTGCTTTTGATTTTATTTGGTTAATGGATGAATTTGGATCGTCATCAACAAAGAATTCAACCACCGAATTGTTAACACTATCACACATATAAATCACCTCATTCTCTCTCAATGTCGCATTGCGAATCTTCCAGTTTGGCAGATCACAAATCAATGACAAGTATCTCTTCGCCAATTGCTCGGATGACATCTCAAGCGAAATAAATAAACCCTTACCACCCAATTTCCCAAACTCATACATCAACGACAAAGCAAGTGCGGTCTTTCCTTGTCCAGGTCTCGCAGCCATCACAACCAAATCACCGTGATTCCATCCACCCAATACCCTGTCAAGTGATTGCCATCCAGTTTGCTTTCCGGTTATCTTGTCACCCCTTTTGATTGATTCGGTTATTGTATCAACTGCCGATGCCACAACTTTATGAATAGACAAAGGATCATTGATTGTGGTGAACTTGGTGTTGTCA